GCTGTGGGTAGACGAAAAGAAAGACGTAATGTATTTACGTTGCATGCATTTCATCAATGAGGTGGCAGCCACTGGCAGGCAGAAGCGCATGGGCGTGGATCACATCACATGGCAACGCATGGGCTTAATGCAGATCACAGAGGGCAACGTAACAGATTTGCGGGCTGTAGAGGGCTACATAGAGCGCATTCATGATCAATACAAGATTACAGCCCTAGCCTTCGACAGATACTACAGCGAAATGCTTGTTCCCGACCTGATCACATACGGCATAGACTGCCAGCAATTCGGCCAGGGCTATGCATCCATGAGCTACCCCACCAAACAGATGGAAAGCCTGATCTGTAAGGGCCATGTGCTGCACGCTGGCCATCCTGTGCTGCGGTGGCAGGTAGGCTGCGTGCAACTACAGCGGGATGATGCCGATAACATCAAGGTGAGCAAGAAGAAAAACCAAGAAGGGCAGAAAGTAGATGGCTGGGTGGCCAGCATTATGGCGTTGGGCTGCTACTACAACAACAGCGAACCAGAGCCATTGCTTGAAGTTTGGAGCCTATAACCTTGAAAGCCTTATCTTTAGCCTATGGCAAACAGGCTGCAGAAATGGGTGAAGAACCTCAGAATGAGAGTGGGCTATTACAGCCCGGAAGACGTGGCCATGCATGCCGGAATCTTGCCAAGTGCACGCACCGCGGTTCCTGTTACACCACAGAGCGCAATGGGCGTGGCTGCAGTCTATGCCTGTGTGCAGAAGATCAGCAGCAGCCTGGCCAGCATGGAGCTGAACATCTACAAGAGGGACAGCCAAGGCAAGGAGATAGCTGCAGGCCACAAGGTCCACCAGCTACTGCAGACTGAGCCCGCGCCTGATCTCACCAGCATGGAGTTCTGGGAGGGCATTATCTCCCAAGCCTGCATGTATGGCGTAGGCTATGCCCGCATCTACTTTGGTGGAGACGGACGGCCAGAATACTTGCTGCCATTGGAGCACAGCCAGGTAGAGCGTAAGCAAACGGCTGCGGGTACTTTCTACAGGATCCAAGGCGGGGAGATGTTAGCCGAGCGCGAAATCTTCACTGTCTGCAATCTGTTCCGCAGCTCACCTATCCGCATGCATGCTAGCAGCATTGGCCTAAGCCAAGCAGCCCTAAACTTTGGCAACGACTACTTCAGCAATGGCGGCCAGATGACTGGTGTGCTGACCAGCGAGCAGAGCCTAAGAGAGGACCAAGTGCGCACAGTGCAGAGCAGCTGGAATAATAGCCAGGTGCATGCAGGCACTAAGCTGCTGCCTTTCGGCTTTAAGTATCAGCGCGTGAGCATCTCACCAGACGAAGCGCAATACATTGAAACGCGAAAGCTGGGGGCCGAAGAAATCGCCCGCATCTTCAGCGTACCTGGCACGCTTATCGGCATTTCAGGACAGGCTACTTACAGCAACATAGAAGCGCAGAACCTACAATTTAAGCAGCACTGCCTGCTGGCATGGGCTCGCAGGATTGAGCAGGAAGTAAACAGGAAACTGCTTTTGGGCAGTGAGCGCAACCGCTTGTATTGCCGTTTTGATATGGACAGCTTAAGCCGCGCCGATAGTTCCAGCCGTAGCGCATACTATCAGCAGGCCCTACAACATGGCTGGATGAATATAAACGAAGTCAGGAGCCGCGAGGATTTGAACGGCATTGGGGCAAAAGGCGACATTTTCACGTGTCAGGTTAACCAGCTGTCTTTGGATCACCTGCAAGCGTACAGCGAAAAGTTGGCACAAAAAGAAGAGGCGACCGAAGCCGCCTCCCCTGACTAATTGAAACAAACCAATTACGCCCCTGTGTGAGACAAATATAAGCAATGAAAGAAGATAAGCAAATTGAAAAGCGCACAGCTGAACTGCGGGCAAGTGATAAGCCTATGGTGCTGGAAGGATACGCTGCGGTGTTTAACTCAGAGACTAACATAGGAGACTTTAGGGAGCAGGTAGCCCCTGGAGCCTTTAAGGACAGCTTAGAGCAAGACGTGCGCTTTCTGCTGAACCATGACGGAGTGCCCTTTGCCCGCAGCTCTAACGGGAGCCTACAGCTCACAGAAGACGATCACGGCCTACACTACAGGGCCGAGCTTCTGGACACCCAGAGCGGTCGCGATCTGTACGCTATGGTGAAGCGTGGCGATTTGAATGAAAGCAGCTTTGCCTTTACCATTGCAGATGAAGAATGGGCCGATGACTTGCGGACCATCAGAAGCGTGGGCCAGCTGTTCGATGTTTCGGTAACGACTTTTGGCGCGTACCCTCAAACCTCAGCAGAGGCTAGGAAAAAGAAGGAAACGCCTGAAGCTGTGGCAGTTACAGACAAAAGCCCTATCTTGCAGAGCAACGAGAGAAAGATGCAGAACTACACACTGAACGACCTGCAAGCCTTGCGCGAGCAGAAGCATGAGCGGCACACAGAGCTGCTTGGCAAGATTGACGCAGCAGGCACAGAGCCCTCACAGGATGAGATGACCCTGGCACGTTCGCTGCACAAAGAAATTGAGAAGCTAGACAAGCAGATTGAGCTTAAGCGACAGGGCGAATTGCAGGCAAAAGCTATGGCATACTCTACAGCCCCCAGCAACAGCCAGCAGTCTGAAGTGAACAGCGTAAACGCTCGCTTCAGCTTGACGCGTGCCATCAATAACGCCATGAGCCAACGCGCTCACAGCGGAGCAGAAGCAGAATGGATGCAAGAGCGCAAAGCAGAGCAGGCAGCTATGGGCTTGTCTGTTAGCTCTAACATTGGCATTCCCAGCATCGCCCTTGAGCGTGCAGCCGCTGGAGCTGACAACTTCCTTGCACAGGGCCAAGGCGCAGGCGATGGCTTCGTACCTACCAACGTGCCTGGAGCTATTGAAGCTCTGCGTGCCCCAGCTGTTATTCAGCAGGTAGGTACAACTGTGATCACGGGAGCCACTGGCAACATCCAGTTTCCACGGATCAGCACCCCGGCATCTGTGGCTTTGACTACTGCCACTACGGAAGGTGATCCACCAGTAAGCAACAATGACGCAGAGGTAGGCGCAGCAGCTGACTCTGGAATGGACATGGACAGCGTAACGTTGACCCCAAAGCGTGCAGCTGCCAAGACGCAATACAGCCGCTTGCTCATTGAGCAGGGAGGGGCAGACGTTGAGCGCGTAATCGCAGGCGATTTGGGCTCAGCTATGGCTGCCTTTATTGATGATTACTGCTTTGACGCCATTCTGACCAACTGCACCACTGGAGCCATCACCACAGGCACTATCACCGCAGACGATCTCTACGCTTTAGAGGCCGCAATTGTGGCAGCAGGCGCAGACATCAACGGATCACGTTTGGTATCAGGTACAGACGCGCACAAGGTGCTGCGTGGATTGGCAGGCGTTGACGCTGTGAGCTCATTGCTTCCGCAGTACAACTACACTGTGACCCCGTACTTGGCTAAAGCTTCATCTCAGCCTTTTGCCTACGGAAACTTCGGACAGGCTGGCATCTTGGCATTTTTTGGGGGGCTGGACTTGCTCGCTGATGTGTACGGGAGCAACGCCACTAATGGGACCGTAACTTTACACTGCAACAGATTTTTCGACTTTGGTATCCGCCAAGCAGCAGCCGTAGCCTGCTACACGGGGAATAACGCGTAAATGTGCGGCCCGTGACAAGGGGCCAGCGATTTGGTATGGAAAGGCTGTGGCGTGAGCCATGGCCTTTCTGCATTTTGAGACAGCATGAGAATAGAGAACACCAGCAGCGCACCAGACTACAGCAGCGTGCTCAGCACCGCAGACTTAAAGCAGCACCTTAGGGTAACGCATAACGTTGAAGATGCTTTGATAGCTAGCCTGCGTGACGCTGCATGCATGTGGGTAGAGGGCTACACCAACAGCAAGCTGCACACCACTACAGCCGTGGGCCACTTGCGTGGCTTCCATCGCACAGCTTTTGCCGTGGGTCCGGTCACAGCCTTATCTTCTGTCAAGTATCAAACCACCAGCAGCACAGCAGAAGACGATCTCACAACCATGGCAACGAGTCAATACTATTTTGACTTTAGCACCCAGCCCGCAGTCATTGCCTTTGTAGACTCTCCCAGCGTCTACGACTACAGCCATTACCCTGTGCGCATTGCCTTCACCTATGGCCACGCTACACCGCCTGAGCCTATGGTGCACGCTGTGCGGTTACTGGCTGCACATCTGTATGAAAACAGGCAACAAGTAACGGATCGCACCAGCTATCAAATTCAGGTAGGCGTGGAGGCTTTGCTAAGTCAATACCGCAACATCTTGCAGCCATGAAGCAGGCAGGCAGGCGGGACAGATATATTCAAATCGTCAGGCAAGCTGCCACGCTTGACGCTTACGGCTCCACCAGTGCCAACACCTGGGCAGAGTTCAAGAATCTATGGGCTGAGCTTATGCCTAGGGGATCGCGGGCAGCCTCCGAAAGCCTGGCAGCCTTCCAATTGTTTCCGCAGGCACGCACTGTGTTTATAGTGGATCATCCAGACAAAGGCTTTGCAGGCAGCAGTGAGATGATTCTGCACACAGATAGAGTGCACTGGGAGGGCAAGCAGTACAACATTCAAGGATTTGAAGAAATAGGCAGACGGGACGGCTTGAGAATTTACTGCACAGAATTAGGTGATGGAGTTCAGAGCTGACTGGTTAGAGCTTGACAAGCTTTTAAAAGCCACAGAGAAGCTGAGCAAACTGCATGGTGCTAAGCAGGCGGAGATTAAAGAAATGAACGTAAAGGCAGCCACCAAAGGCGTGGCAGCCTACAGGAGTGCTGTACAGCAAGGCGGCAAAGTAAGGGTGCGAAGAAAAGGCCCAAGCTCACCGCGCTATGAAGGCGGCAAGCGCGGACCATCTCAGGACATTATGCCAGGCACGCTAAAGCGCAGCATTAAAGTAATCAAGCCAAAGAATGGCACGAATGTATGGCTGGGGCCAAAAAGCTCTGGAACTTTCTTAAAGCGAGGCTTTAGCCAGGTTAACCGATCTGATAGCTGGTTTGCTGAAATTGTAGACAAGGGGCGCAATAGGTTTGGTCCGGGCAAAAACCGAGGCTTTGCAGCTAAAGGCATGGCCCGCGCACGCAAGAAAATTGTGCCTGCATTGATAAGAGAGCACGCAAACTTCATAGAAAAACACTGGTAACCATGGAAACAGGAAAGGCTATTTACTCAATCCTCACAGGCGCAAGCTTAAGCGGTGGAACGACTGTGCATCCAGAGGTAGCACCGGAGAGCACAGATTTTCCTTTTGTGGTGTACAGCATTCAGAACATCCAGCCCACGAATCAGAAGGACAGCACCAGCACCATGGATGACAGCACGCTAGAGGTGTACATAATGAGCCAGAACTATGGCCAATGCATGACGATTGGCGCGGAATGCAGAACGGCCTTAGACCGCAACGCTGGAACTTTTGGCGGGGTAGAGGTTCAAAGCGTCCAATTTGAGACGGGAGAGGTAGCCTATAACGAAGCTCAGGAGTGCTACTATATTGAGCAGATCTATAGCGTTCGCATTCTACGCGTAGGCAGTGCCCCAGCCGCTACCCTGCTGCCTCTAAACGCAAGCAGCATAACCATACAAGAAACCGACGGCACACCGCAGGGAGGCTGCAGCACTCTGAAATTCCCAGCTGGCACGTTGACCATTGACCAAAGCGGGGGCGCAGGCGCGGGCATTGCTAATTACGTCCCTGTGTGGGAATACGCAGCCTTCACCCCCAGCACCACATACTTAGAAGGAGGGGCGCAGGCTATAGACTTCACCAGCCAAACAGCTGTCAACCTACCATTTAATGAAGAAGGGCAGACAAGCGGCACGCACATTACCAGCAACAGCGGTGGCTTAATCCAAAGCAGTGTAGACGGCTGGCATAGGTTTACATGCACCCTGAACATGACCAGCGACACCCAGCACCACAGCTTTAGATTCTACTTCATGGTGGAGGCGAGCAAGCAGGGGCCAGAGGCTGGAGGCACTATAGCAGGCCAGCACCAAGTAACAGATCAACCTGCCCAGCTGTCTGCTGTGCTGTACCTCACAGCTAATCAAAGGGTGAGCGTTCACGCCTACGACGCAAGCAATCACGGGGGTGCAGTTTATTGCAAAAGCGGCCTGATAGAGGTTGAGAGATTGGCGTAATTGCCTATCTTGCAGACAGATGGAATTGATTACAGATAACTGGGCTTTCGTGCTTCTGGCTTTGCTGGCAGCCGCCGACGCTATTGTGTCCCTGACACCTAGCAAGAAAGATGACCAAATTGTGGGCTACTTGCGCGTGATCATTCAAACCATCTCAGGCAAGAGAAAAAAGTAAAGACATGGCAGTACTCAACGGCACATCATTCAAGATTAGCACCATTGCAACTACAGCAGTGGCTGAAGAAACAGAGGTAAGCTTCAGCTTCAGCCAAAGCACGCGTGAGGTAGTCACCAAAGACAGCAACGGCCTACGCTCGGTTCTGCCAGGCGTTACCAGCTGCAGCGGTTCCTTTAGCGCGTTGCTGGATGGCGACGATTACGCAGACTGGCAAACGATCGCGGCCACCATGACAGCAGCCAGCGCACGCACGCCTGCTGCCTTTGTCGTTGGGCCTGCAGGCTTTCAGATTAATGCAAACGGAGTACTTACTGAGCTCTCATTTTCAGGAGCTACAGAGGAGAACGTAACCGTAAGCGGCAGCTTTGAGCTGAACGTAGACAGCGACTTGACTGCAGTATGATTATGACCCTAGGGGGGGAGCAGTTCCCACTGCGGGCCACCATGCTGGCAATTGAGGAAGCCCAACAGAAAGAAGGCATTAAGCTGCACGAATTGGAAGGCCTGGTAGATACCAGCAAGATGCTGTACTACTTTGCCAAGCACGGAGCCCGCGCCGAAGGCGAGAAGTTCACGCTGACTACAAAGGCCTGGCTGGACATGATTGACCTAAAGGATGTCACCTACCTCACCACAGTGCTGAACAGCTTGATGGGTGGAGATGACAGCTCAGAGGCTGAAGGGAAAAAAAAAGGGAAGCCATAAGCCGCTAACCTTTGAGGATATGATGCAGATAGGGCTGGGCGTTTTACGTTTCAGCCCTTCTGTCTTTTATGAGCTGACACTGCAGCAGCTGATGGCAGCCATGAAGGGAGCAGCCGAAGCTGAGGAGCGGGCCTACCAGCAGCAGTGGACGCAAACCAGATGGCTGGCCAGCTTACTGCTACAGCCCCATAGTAAGAAAAGCATAAAGCCCAGCGACCTCTGCACGTTCCCATGGGAGCAGAAAGCTGGCAAGGAGGTAAGCACAGAGGAGAACAATAAGATGCAGTTACAAGCATTGCAGAAATACTTTAAGAATGGCACAGCGTGACCTAACCCTT